AGCACAACCGCACAAGCGGGTATAGACCCAAACCGTAAAGGTATGGACATTGCGCAAAGTTTTGGTAGTAGTAGTTCTTATGCTCGCAAGTATGCTTTAAACGGCTTGTTTTTAATTGACGATACCAAAGACGCTGACACTACAAACACACACGACAAAGCCCCAGCTGAAGTTGATGAAAAAGGTTGGTTAAATAAAAATACCCCTAACTTTACAAAAGCAATTGAGTTCCTTAAAGGTGGCGGTGACATAGCTGCAATAGAAGCTAAATACAAATTAAGTAAAACAGTAAAAGACGAATTATTAAAAGTAAATTAAAACCCAATATATTATGAGTGCATTAATCAATTTATCAATTGACGTGGCAAGTTTGCCAAAAGAAAAGTTTGTAACTGCTAAAAACGGTAAAGTATATTACAATTTTACAGTAGCAATAAACAACGACACCAGATACGGCAACAATGTATCGGCGTTTGATTCACAAACCAAAGAGGAGCGTGAAGCTAAAAAACCTAAAAACTATTTAGGTAATGGTAAGGTAGTTTGGACAGATGGCAATATTGTAATTGCAGAACGCGATGAACAAGAACAACCAGCCCAAGCCGAAGCAGTAGAAGTAGATTTACCATTTTAATTTATGGGGGTGTAAAAACCCCCTTTTTATTTTATGACAGACGAAGAAAAAGAAGTTAAAAGAATGTATATGGAGCTGCTTGAACAGGACTGCTACATAGACGCATCAACAGATTTAGAATACCCGCCTTTGGCTTTGTCATTTGGAACGCAAACTATACAAACTAAAAAAGGTTTAAAAACTTATGATGTACCTATTGGTACTTATGGCAACTTCAGTTTTGTACAAGCCCCGCCAAAGAGCAAAAAAACATTTTTTATATCTTTATTAAGTGCAATTTATTTAAAAGGTAGCCTTGATGGCGCTGGAGGTAATTTAAAAGGACACCGTGACGGCAAATGCCTTGTGCATTTTGATACCGAACAAGGTAAGTTCCACGCCCAAAAAGTATTTAAGCGTGTGCTTGATATGACAGGGCTTGATAAAGAATGTTACCACACTTACGGTTTAAGGGCTTTAAGCTACAAAGAACGTATTGATTTTATAGAATACTACCTATACGACAAAATGGAAGGAAAAAATATTGGTATGGTTGTTATAGACGGTATGGCTGACCTTGTTAGTGATGTAAACAATATAGAAGAAAGCAACCTTGCTACCCAAAAAATAATGGAATGGTCAGCAAAATTAAACTGCCATATTGTAACGGTAATACATAGCAACTTTGGTAGCGACAAGCCAACTGGACATTTAGGGAGTTTCCTTGAAAAAAAGGCAGAAACACAAATACAACTTGAATTAAACACAGTAAATAAAGACCTTGTAACAGTTAGTTGTAAACGTAGCAGGGGTTTTAGTTTTGAAAACTTTAGCTTTAAAGTAAACCAATTAGGCTACCCTGTTGTTGAAGGCGCTGCTTATGACCCATTAAAAGATTACAACAAATTTTAATTAACATTTTATGAACTATTTAATTGCCCTATTTGTTATATTTTTGTTAATAACACCTTTAGCCGTGTTAAATAATGCAACTTTTATTATTAGCCTTGTAAAAGGTTTTATGTTTGGTGCGTTATACAACAAAGATGAATACCAAGAAGATGAAGTTACTGAACATACAATACAGTTTTGCTTTATGTTTTTAACAATAACAATGATATGGGAAAAACCCCTAAATTAAAAGAAACCAACTTTTTAATAGAAGTTGCAAAGCATCACAAAGAATGGGTGCGAACCTGTAAGGCTTTAGGGGGAGGCAGCTTTAGCGAAGACATTGTGCAGGAAATGTACATAAAACTGTACAAGTACGCAAGCGCTGAAAAAATTATTAAAAACGGCATACTCCAAAAAGGGTATGTCTTTTTTGCTTTAAAAAGTATTTTATACACACTAAAGAACGAACAAAGTTTAGTTTATAAAGAAGAAATTAAAGACAACTTAATAGAAGACAACACAGACTTAGAAGAACACCAAGCGTTTGATAGGTTTTGTGGTTTAATAGATAACTACCTATTAGAACAGGAAAAAGAATCTAATTGGTATGAGGCTAAAATGTTTCAAGTGTATAGAGATACAAACCTAAGTATGCGCAAAATGGCTAAGTTGTCAAACATAAGCTGGGTTAGTATATTCCACACTTTAAAAAATGTAAAACAAGATTTAAGAAACAACTTCCAAGAAGATTGGGAAGATTATTTAAATGGCGATTATGATAAAATTAGGTGATTTAGTAGAACGCATAACATACTACACGGGAATTAAATGGGTAGTTAAAACAGTAAGCAAGTGGTTTAAAGTTGATTGCGGATGCGACAAAAGACAACAGGATTGGAACAACATAACAATAAATAGAAATGGAAGCAATAGATAAAAAAGATTGGGAAATATTTCAATCTAACCCAAGTGACAAACTAACAGTTGAAGAAGTTAAACTTGTAGCACAGTTACACGCTAAGTATTACAAGCACCCTTACCACGTTCCCTGTTCGTGCAACCCTAAGACTATTATTAAATGGATTGACGAATTAAATAAGATATATGAAAATGAATGACACACAATTAAATTATTTAAAAACGGTAATGCTTAGTCAGTTATTATTAGAATCAAACGAACAATTAAGGCTGACCACACAGTACAAACAAAACATTAAGAACCAGATAAACAAATTGGACTTGATGCTTGAAGATGTAGTGCGTGAAGAATTTAACAACCTTTACGACACAGACCCAACAATGGTAACAAATATTCTAAACAGAATAGAATCATTAGTAGATAAGATTAAAGGCAGTTCTATTGATGAACTTGTAATGATTGAAGCAGTTATAGATAAATACCAAGAAAACAAAAATTGGTTTCAAGAACACGCTTCAGCTGAATTTTTAAAGATACAGTAATGAGGGAGTGGGATTGGACAATAGACGAATACAATAAACACATAAAAAAAGACAAAGGTATGCGAGGCACGCAAATACACTACGAAGCAACAGGTGACTACGATGTTATTGATATAATACAGGACTACAAACTGAATTTTAACAGGGGTAATGTTGTTAAGTATATTTTAAGATGCGGCAAGAAGGATGACGAAATACAAGAATTAACAAAAGCTAAGGACTACATAGAAAGAGAAATACAATATTTAAAAGAACTTAGAAACAAATAGTTATGCCATTACCAAAACCAAAAGAAACAGAAAACCAAGAACAATTTATGCGGCGATGCGTTGCCGATGACACAATGAATAAGGAATATCCTAATATTCAACAAAGGGTAGCAGTATGTTACACACAATGGAGGGACAAATAGTTCCTCTTTTTTTTTGTTAAAATTTTATTAAAATGCTTTTTGTGTTAAAATATTGTTTATATTTGTTAAAACAAACAAGATGACTAAAGAAGAAGTTATTTTAAAATTAGAAAATCAAATATTTATAGCTAAGTTATATGAGCGGGAATATTCAATAAAAGATTTAGAAGAAGTATTAACCTATTTAAACAAACAGTAATGAAAGACTACGGAATTAAATACTTAGATTTAGAATTTACAGTAAGGGGAAACTATGAAAAAGAAGACCTACAAGGATATGAATTTCAGGGTGACCCAGAATCATTTGAAATATATGAAATACTGTTAGACGACAAAGACATTACAGACATTGTAGATGACTACGTTGTAAAAGAATTACAAGAAAGGGTGATTAACGAATATTACAGATAATGGTATTACTATTTGATGCAGACAGTTTAATCTTTTCAAGCTGCTATAAGAAAAGAGAAAACCCAGAAGATAGTCCTTACTATGACAACCTTGATGACATCACAGGTAAGTTTGACGAAGTGTTTATGAAGATAATAAACGATCTTGAAGAATTTTACCCAATAGACGAAGTAAAGGTATTTAATGGCTCAATAGGAAACTTTAGAAAGCTAATTACACCTAATTACAAAGCCAATAGAATAAACACACCTAAACCGCCATTATTAAATGAAATGCACGCTTGGGTAAAAGAAAACTATGATTCAATTTGGGGTTATGGTGTAGAAACAGATGACGTAGTTGCTAAGTATTGGTATGAGTTATCTAAAGAGATAGGCAGAGACAATGTAATGATTATATCAATAGACAAAGACTACAAACAGTTTCCTTGTTTAATGTACAACTACCACGCAAAACACCAATGCGTCTATGACATCACAGAAGAAGAAGCTATGTATAACTTCTATGAACAAATGATTATAGGAGACACAGCAGACAATGTAAACTATTGCAAAGGCTTTGGTAAAAAGTACGCTGAAAAGTATTTAGCAGATTGCAAAACACAATACCAATACACAAAGAAAATATACAACTTATTTAAAACATTACACAAAGGAAAAGCAAGACAAAGATATATTGAATGCTACAATCTTTTAAAACTAAGGACACAATGAATATATTAAAAAAAGCACAAGAAATTATATTTGATAGGAAAGAAGAAAAAGAAAGACAATATGGAAACATTGATGATTCTATAAGCAAAGCCGCAATAGTAGCTTCTGAATTGTGTAACAAAGAAATAACTACTGAAGACTTTTATAAATGTATGATAGCATTAAAAGTAAGCAGAATGGCTTACAATACTAAAAAAGACACTATGTTAGATTGTGTTGGTTATATTGCTGCATTAGATAATTTTAAAAATGGCGGCTATGATAAGTAATATATTTGAACAACAATACAAAGTTTTATTGATGGACGTTTTATTAAATGGCAGCCTAAATAACAATAGAACGGGAGTTAATACTTTTAAGCAATTTAATCGGTCGTTAAATATAAATTTACAATATGGGTTTCCTATATTAACCGGTAAAAAAATATTTTTTGAAAAAGCATTAGCTGAGTTTAAATGGATATATGAAGGAAAAACAGATTTACAATACTTAAATGATAACAATATTAAATGGTGGAATGATTTTGCTATAGATGGAAAGTTAGGTAAAGTTTATGGTTATCAAATTAAAAGTTTTAATGGTGTATTTAATCAAATAGACTATGTTAAAAATGAAATATTAAACAATTCAAGGAGAGCAATTATTACTTTGTGGAATCCTTGTGATTTAAAAGAGCAGGCATTACCTTGCTGTTATACACAATTTAATTTTGTTAGAGACAATGATAAATTAAATATGACTATGCACTTTAGAAGCTCTGATATGTTTTTAGGATTGCCTTATGATATTATAGTAGGTGCTTTGTTTTTACATACGATTGCTAAAGATTGTAATTTAATTCCTAATATATTAGGTTTAAATTTAGCTGATGCACATATATATGAAACACATAAAGAGCAAGTTATAGAATATAATAATTTACCTATGTATGTATTGCCTACTTTAAATGGTGATTATAATAATTATACTTTAAATAATTACAAATCAAATAAATTTATAAAAGCTAAACTTATTGAATAATGTATTACATTTATCACATACCAAGTATTAAAAAGATAGGTTGCACTAACAATGTTAAAAGAAGAGTTGAAACACAGCAAGGACATTACCAATATGAAATACTTGCTCAAACAGAATCTTTAGACAAAGCTTCAGATTTAGAAGTAAAACTACAAACAGAATACGGGTATAAATTAGATAGAGTACCTTACAATAAATTAAATATAAATAAAATGGAAAAATTACACGTAACATCTTCAACAATCACATTTCAAGGAACAAAAGAAAAAGCTGACTTTGATAATTACTTTTTAGATTTAAAAGAAGTAGTATTGCCAGAGTTAGGAACAGTAGTATTAACTAAAGAAGTAAGAGACTTTATTAAAAAGAAAGCTGTTAAAAGTATGTACCCTAATATGGGAATGTTTATATACAATAATTCATTATGGAACTTTTACAATAGTACTTTAGATACAAACGTATATGATAAAATAAGAGACTGGGCATTAGTAAGAGGTATATACGAAAAAGGAGATAGTAAAACACAATACATAAAGCTATTAGAAGAAACAGGAGAGTTAGCAAAAGCAATACTTAATAATGATAGGGAAGAATTAATAGATGCTATTGGGGATTGCGTAGTTGTTCTTACTAACTTAGCTAAATTAGAGAACCTTAATATAGAAGATTGTATAGACTCAGCTTATAATGTTATTTCAAAAAGAAGTGGTAAAATGGAAAATGGTACATTTGTAAAGAATGGATAGTGATAAAGAACTATACTATTTTTTTACTATAGAAGCAACAATAGTAGATGACCCTTCTTTAGAAGTTTTAGAAGGGCATTTACAATACTATGAAGAACAAGAAGAATATATGATTTGTGCTGGCATTAAATTAGGAATTGAATTTGCCAGATTTAATAGATTAGTGAATTTAACAAAACAGATAGAAGATGACAAAAGAAATAATTGATTTTATAAATGCAGAATTAAAAATAGACATAAGAAAAAAGAAAAAGACAAATCAATATGTATTTGCAAGAACAGTCTATTATAAGTTAGCTAAAGAACTTACGAACCTACCATTAGAAGAAATAGGAAGACAAGTAAACAAAGATCATTGTTCTGTACTACACAACCTAAAGAACTTTGATGAAGTAGTAAAGAGAAATGAACTTAAAAAGATATACGACACATTTAAAGAGTTTCCAATACAAGAAGACAGGGTAACATACACAGAAGCATTAAACATAAATGAACAATTAAGATTACAATTAACAGACATAAAACAGAAATACGAACAACTATTAGAAGAAAGAGATGAAACAAACTTAATTAAAGTAAGTAAGATAGAAGAACTAACTAAAGGACTAACAGATGAACAATTAGATTTGGTTCACTTAAGACTTGAAGCTATGATTAAAATGATGCGTTAATGACCAGAGATGAAATAGAACGATGCTATAACTATTATGTTAAACACGGGGGTGATGGTGGTAAATACAACCTACCCCCTTCAGTTATTAAAAGTCTTATTAATCAATATATAAATAACTATATGGTTAGTGATGAAGGAGAAATAACATTGCACGATAGAACAGGTAGATTTATAGCACGTATTAACAACAACTTAAATTAATTGTTTTTATTATTGAATAATCAAATTTTTTCAAATATGGAAAACAAAAGAGGTGGAGCAAGAGAAGGTGCTGGTAGAAAACCAAAGGCAGATGAAGTAGCAATGATTGAGAAGCTAAGTCCAATGGAAGACAAAGCATATGAAGCACTTAAAAAAGGAGTAGAAGCTGGAGACTTTAAATTTGTTCAGTTGTATTTTAATTACTATGCTGGTAAACCAAAAGAAACCAAAGACATTACACTAAACAACGAACAACCTATTTTCTCATTAGGTGACTTCTAAGGCATCCTATGAATGAATTTATACTAACTACCGCAATAAAGAAAATGAGCCGTCTAAAGGCTCGTAAGCGTGTAGTACAGGGTGGGACATCGGCAGGTAAAACTTTCGGTATTCTGCCCTTGCTTATTGATAAAGCAATTAAAGAACCTAACTTGGAGGTTAGTGTAGTGTCTGAATCAATACCACATTTAAGAAGGGGTGCATTAAAAGACTTCTTAAAGATAATGATTATGCTGAATAGATACAGGGATAATCAATTTAACAAGTCCACATTAAATTACACATTTGGTAATGGTAGTTATATAGAATTTTTTAGTGTAGACCAACCAGATAAATTAAGAGGTGCAAGAAGAAATGTTCTATATGTAAACGAAGCAAACAATATTCCCTTTGATGCTTACAACCAATTAGCAATAAGAACAAGCGGTGACATTTGGATTGACTACAACCCAACCAATGAGTTTTGGGCGCATAAGCAAGTGCTTGTAGATGAAGATGCAGAACTTGAAGTGCTAACCTATAAAGACAATGAAGCATTACCAGAAAGTATAATAAAGGAAATAGAGAAAGCTAAAGACAAAGCAAAGACATCTACGTATTGGGAAAATTGGTGGAAGGTTTATGGACTTGGACAAGTAGGTAGTTTAGAAGGTGTCTGCATAACCGATTGGAAGGAAATACAATTACCAACAGAAGCCAGACTATTGTGCGCAGGATTGGATTGGGGCTATAGCAATGACCCGTCATCTTTAATTTTATTATACAAGTACAACAATGCTTATGTATTTGATGAGGTGTTTTATCAAAAGGGTTTATTAAATAGTGAAATAAGCAACCTATTAAATAGCCACGATGTAAAGACTATTATTTATGCAGATTCAGCTGAACCAAAATCAATAGCTGAATTGCAATCTTATGGTCACCAGATATTACCCGTGTCAAAAGGTAGGGATTCTATTGTATATGGAATAAACCTCATTAATCAAAATGAAGTCTATGTAACAAGCAGAAGTAAGAACCTTATAAATGAATTAAGGAATTACATTTGGCTAACAGACAAAGAAGGCAATAAGATGAACAAACCTATTGACGCATACAACCACGCAATAGATGCAATGCGTTACGCACTTACTTCACAATTAGAAGACCCTAATAAAGGGGAATACCATATCTGGTAAATGTTAAAATTTAGTTAATTTGTAATTTGTATTTATTTTTTATATACATTTACAAAGTAAAACAAACACATTATGAAAGATTATAAATACACATTAATAATAGCATTTTTATTATGCTTTATTGCAGTAAACTTTTTTGAAAGTGGAAACGAAACAATGGGTTTCTTAATGATACCTACAACAATGGGAACAATACTATTTGGTTACATATCAAATATTTTAGAAGATGAATAAGATTCAGTACTGTTGGGATAATGATATAAAGATATATCCTGTTCCTGTTCCAAGAAGCAACGGACATAAAAGACCTAACTGTAAAATAGAAATAGACTATCAAGGAAACAAAAGACAAGGCACAGAAATATACAAACAAGATTCCAAGCTATACAATAAAATCACACAATTATATAATGCTTATTATGACAAGTTAAGTTAGTTAAGTTTGTTTATGTTTATTAGAAAGGGGTTACTTTATACAAGTGACCCTTTTTTTTGTTTTTAAGTTAAGTAAGCATTTATGAAAATAGAAGTAAACATACCAGAGAATCTAAATGACATTACACTTGGGCAATACCAAGAGTTTTTAAAGATAGAAGAACCCACAGAAGAAGATATTCTAAAGGTGTTTCTTGGTTTAGATTTAAAAGGTTTAGGTAAAATTAAAGCAGCTGATGTAGATAAATACGCTGCCCATATTACAAGTCTATTTGAACAAGACCAACAACACGTTCTTAAATTTGATTTAAAGGGTGTTCAGTTCGGTTTTATGCCAAGCCTTGATGATATAACCTATGGGGAAAATAAAGACGTTACGGCTTACTTAAATGATTGGCAGACTATGCACAAAGCAATGGCGGTTTTGTACAGACCAATCAAACAAAAGTTGGGTGCAAGGTATTTAATAGAAGACTACGAGGGTAGCCACAAGTATAGTGAAGCAATGAAACAAATGCCACTTGGAGTTGTAATGGGTGCTATGGTTTTTTTTTACAATTTAACCAACGCATTGCTGAAAGCTATCCCGAGTTATTTGGAGAAGGAGACGATGAAAGGGCAGACGACAGGAGTAATTTCGGCAGAAAATGGGGAAGCTATCAAGAAATATATACACTCGCTCAAGGAGACATCCGCAGATTTGATGAGATTACAAACCTATCGCTTCACAGGTGTTTAATGTATTTGGCATTTGAAAAAGAAAAAGCAGAATTTGAAAGTAGAATGATAAAAAGTAAATTTAAGTAGATGCAAGGATTTTACAACATAACAACAAAGATTAAAGAAACATTAGCTTTAGATGACTTTGTTAATACGGTAACTTATGGGGATATATTTGAAATAGACCTCAACAAGCAAGA